CCGCCCCCGTGGTCATGGCGTGGTTCAGAGGGTGATGGCTGGCACGCCACCACCGCCGCCGTCAGTAACAGCCAGCGTATTCTTTGCATCGGTCGTCGTCGCCTGCGTCAGAAGGTCCTTGGCGAGCGTCGTCACATCGCCGCCCAACTTCGCGGTCGTGATCGTGCCGTCATCGGGCACCCGTGAAAGCGGGTCGTATCCCATGCGTCCTCCGTTACACCAGGTCCCAGCCGCCAGAGACCGCACGGACCGTGAAACTGTAGTACTGCGTCGTCGTCGCCACGCTGGCGCCGCCGTCAATCGTGTCCGTGCCCGACGCGGCCAGCGTCATCGTGTTGGCCGCCGACATCTTCTTCACCGTCAGTTCAAAGCCCAGCAACGACGCCGACGAAGGAAGCGTCACCGTGACGCTGCCACCGCTGGTCGTTACGCGCAGATGGGTACGCGGGCGCGTCAGCGACAGCGTGGTACTGGCACTGATCGCCCGCACATCGTGCCGGTCGTTCGTGTCGAGCACATCCACGATGCGCTTTGCCATCGCGTTGAGCGCATCCCAGGCCGATACATCGCGCCACCGCTGCCGCTCAATCGGCACCGTCAGCCCTCAGTCGGCGCCACGGGCACCTCGGGCGCTCGGTTCCACGTGGAACACCAGCGCATCATCCTCGACACCCACCAGCTTCGCGTTTTCGGGCACCGGATGCCCCAGCGCGAGCAACGCGACCGCCGCCTGTAATGCGGCCTGCGCGTTCGCGGCGGCAGTATCCAAGTGCCGGATATGCGCGGCCTGCTGCGGGGTCAACGGGGAGCGGATCACGCCGCACTCTCCATCTTGATCCGGTACTCGGTGCCGTTCTCCTTCACGATCAGGTAGCGGGTCGTGCTGGCGGTCGGGGCCGATGCCGTAATACAGGCCAGCCCGTTGCCAAAGTTGAACAGCTCCGTGACGCCCGCGCCGTTCGGGTCGAGGTACAACCGAATGTCCGTCGCGCCCGCGTTGCCGCGAATCGACTGCAACGCCGTAATGGACGTACTGGTCAGCGTCGTCACCGTCAGCGCCGTGTACGACGTGGGGAGCCGCGCCGCCGCGACCGTGCCGCTACTGATGTTCGACCCGTTCAGGCTCGTCAGGTTCGCGCCACTGATCGCGGGCAACGTGCCCGTGATGTTCGCGGCAGGGATGCTCGTGAGGCTTGCCGCCGACCCGCTAAACTCGGTGGCGGTACACGTGCCCGTGATGGCCGCGCCACCGGCTGACACCGTGAGCCCGCCCGCCGTGATCGTGGCCCCGCCGCTCGTGACGGTGAGCCCCGTGCCCACCGTCAGCGCATTCGTGATCGTGGGCGAGGTCGAGAACGTCCACGCGCCCGTGATCGTCGCGCTTTGGTCCTGAAACGCGCAGTACGTGTTGACCGCCGTCCGGATCGCCGTGTAGTTGTTATTCAGCGGGGCCGCGCTAATCGTGCCGCTGATGCTCGTCAGACTCGGGATCAATCCCATATGGTCTCCTTATGGCGCGGTCGGATCGCCGCCCGTCTCGTAACCGCGTACGCGGCAGTATTGGACCCCGAACTGCTCATCAAGCACCGAATGGGCGATGGTCGCCTTCACCCAGCGGCCTAGCCCGTTCACGCCTGCGCGAACGCGGGCGTCCGTACTCTGATTGCTGCCGTACTGAAGCCCACTGTCATACTGGAGCCCCGTGTCATACAGCAGGCCGCTGCCACCAGTCAGCGTCCGCGTGAACGCACTGGACGCGCCACGGGGCGTCTCGTACGACAGGTCCACCGTGGTCAGGTTGGCACTCAACACGCCGAACTCTAGATCGGTCCAGCGCTTTTCGACCTGCACGTCATAGCCCAGCGGGGCGGTCGTGACGATATGCGCCACCGGCTGCGTGCCGGCGTCCAGCGCGTCCGACCACGGGCCGTTCTCGGCGGTGCCATGCACGTAGATGCGACCATCGGTGTCGCCGTGAATCAGACGAGGCGTCCCGTCCGCATCGCGCACCACCGCGACCCGCTGCATCGTAAACCCCCGCCACAAGCCCACCAGATTCATCGTGTCGGCTTGGTAGACCAGCAGGATCGTGCATTCCGTCTGATCCGGTTCCGGCAGCGCGATCCAGACCAGATTCTGCTCCGTGTGCTGCCCGAACTGCACCTTGGTCAACTGCGTACGCGGAATCGTGCGCGTCGTCTGCTGCGACCACGGCCAGAGCGACACCGGCTCCCCTGCGGGCGGCAGCACATACGGCCCCGCGTCCGCGTCCACGAACACGGTCCCCGCCGTGATCTCAAACACGGCTGGGCAGGGCGTGCCCGTGTCAATCGAGGCATCCGCCTGCGTGCCCGCCGAGCTAAAGTCCGTCGTGACCGCGCCCACGATGCGCTGTGTCTGCCGCTCACGAAACACGCTCAACGCCTCGTTGCGAGCGCCCAACGCGGTCAGCGGATCGGACCCCGTCGCGACGAGCGTCCAGGCGTTGCTATACGGCGACGTTTCGTAGCCCAACGTGGCGTCCCCTTCCTCGGACCAGACCATCGAGGAGCGGTCGCTATTCTTGATGCCGAAGATTTTGCCGTAGTACACGACCGGCTGCCCGTACAACACGGGGCAATTCGTGCATTCCGTGAGCCCGCCCGCGCCGCTCGACCCGTCCCACGTCCACGGGGTATTCACGCCGTCCGTAAAGAACAGCGTATCGAAGAACGGCACCGCATACACGCGGGCCGTCGCGCTCAGCGTAATGCTCGCCGTCGCAAAGTTCGCCGCCGTGACCGATTCCGTCCACGTATCGGTACCCCAATCGTAGGTGTAGAACTTCCCGCCCACGATAGCCACGGTGTAGCGCGTCCCGCTCAGCTTCGTGAACTGCCCGAGGTACTGGACCGTCCGTGCCCCAGCGCCGCCCAACTGTGACCCCATCGCCTCAAAACCGGGCCGCCCGATGTAGGCGGTCCCGTTCGGTCCCGGCGCAAGATAGACGTTCTGCGCCATCGCCACACGGCCATCGGCGGCGGCGGTCGGCTCAATGGCGTCGTTCATGCCCGTGAACGGCCCCACGGACAGCGCAACCGGCTCCGGGTAAACCCGCGTCGGCAGCAGCCGCGCCATCAGCCCACGCTCACGTCAGGGAGCCCATGCCACCACGCATAGTTGCCACCCAACTCGCTCGCCCATTGCGTGCTGTACTGCGTTTTCCACTTCGTCAGGCAGTCGCCCCACAAGAGCCCGAACTGGCCCCCGTAGTAGCTCGGATCGCGTGCTGACTCCACGCCACACGCGAGTTCGAGCGCCTTCCAGACCAACAACATCCGGTCCATCGCGGGCGTGAACGTGGGCTCCGAGGATGCCGAGATTTCCCCGGGCGGCGCCACAATCCGCGCATACGGCGCATACGTAAAGGGCTTGTTGTTCGGCCCACGCACCCGGGTCGCTTCAATCACGAAGTCGCCCGGCCCGTCAAAGCTCGTGGCCAACAGCTCGCGCCCGTTGATCCTGGCATACACTTCCACGTAGAGCGGCGTCATCGCGTACCCGTTCACGTCAGTCCCGAACGAGTACGTGACCCCGCTATCGCTCGTCGTCAGCACGGCAGGGGCCGCAATCAGCAGTTGCGGGCAATGCGCAGCCACGCGGCCATATACAAAGGCTTGCGCCTCCGTCAGCCGGTCGTACCAGAACGTCGTGCCGAACTTCTCGTCGTCGCTCGGACGGTTCCAGTAGTCCACGCACCGCCGCAACAGGTCCGCGCTATCGTAGAGCGCCATTAGCCACCACCCTTTCGACGGGTACGGAACCGCACGGCACGGCGGCGCCGTTCACGGACGTCTTGATCGACCGGCGCCCCGGGCGTGCCCGCGTCCATGTCGAAAGCGTCCGTGTCAAACGCCGCCGTGTCAAACGCCTGATCGTCGAATGCCGGAGAGGCCACGGCTTAGGCCCGCCACTTGTCGCCGGACGTGCCCGCACCCTGGACCGTCACCGCGTTGATCTTCTTGACATCCACCGGCAGCAGGCTCGTCGTGCTCGCCGGAGCGCCCGCCAGCACCACGTACGTAATCGTTCCACTCGGGGTCACCGTCCACGTATCGACCGTGAGCGTGTCCGAGCTGTTCGTCATGTCCGTGATCGTGCGGAACTGCCAGTAGCCCTGCGTCGAGCCATACGCCGCCACGGTGCAGCCAATGAACACGTCGTCCGCGTTGGACTCTGCCGACGCCATCACAAGCGTCGTGGACGTCGCGCTCTGCGCCGTACCATACGTCACGATCCCGTTGAGACCCTTCGAGAACGTCGCGTGGAAGCGGGCATCGTAGACGTGCGCGGGCAGCACTTGGTATTCCTGCTTGACCGGCAACGCGCCCGACTCATGGATCGACAGCACCAACATCCCGAGCGTGTTCGTATCGGTCGTGTCCACCGGCACGGTATAGAGCCCGTTGCTCCGGTGCGTGGCACTCGTCGATTCGTTCTTCTGTGCGAGCGTCGTGCCGCCTTCCTTCCACAGCAGGCAATCGGCCTGCGAGATGGTCAGCGCCGTCTCGGCGGTCTTGCCGTCGGTTTCATCCACGAACGGCCCAGCGAGCAACGTCGTGGCCGTGGACTGCTTGAGATAGCCGCAAAAGGCCATAGTTACCTCGATGTGCCGTTGATGTGATAACCCACGCTGATCGCGGCGATGGAACTCCCACCGCCTGCGGACACGCCCAACGTCGCCACGTTGATCGTCGTCGTGCCGTTGCTGTTGTAAAGCGAGATGTTCCCAGCCGTAACCGAACCGGGGTTGGTATTCGTCGTGATCGTACTCCACGTAACGCCATCGACCGATTCCTCGTACGTCGTCGTGCCACCAGACTGACTCAGCCGAGCATACTTGCGGCCCGTGTTGGTGCTCGTGACGTAGTTGCCCCAGCTTGCCGCAGTTCCGGGAAATGCAAACACGGAAATGCCTGCGTTCCACTTGCCAGCGTTCCAACGCAAGGATGGCGCAAGGATTGCCGCCGTCCCGATGGTGAAGTACAACTCGTCCGCTTCGCTCGTCGTCGCCAACTCGATCACCAGACTACTACTCGTCAGATCCCAGTCCGTCGTGGTCGTCTTGATCGACGCGCCAGCGGGGAGCACCAGATTGCCGCCCGAGACAGACGGCGATCCGGTGTTCGTGCTGAACGGCGAGAAGTTCGCGCTGAAATCGTTGTAGAGCGTAGAAGTCTTCGCCATTTACAGCCCCGATTGTGCGAGGTACGACCACGTCGTTTGCGACATGTGGAAGGACTCGTCCCACTGCTTTTGCGCGCTTATGAACGGCCCCGTGTTGCCATCACGCGGCGAATACCCAATCGTAGCCAGCAACGCCCGCGCTTCGTCGGCGTCCGTGGAGGACGTCGCGTACAACGACCGCCACGCAAAGATCGGCGCGAGAAACCCGTTGAGGTCAACGTTGTCACTGTTGACGCCTACCGCCGCGTCACGCATGAACGTGAACGCCTGCCCGCTGCTGTAGCTGGACGCAAAGCCGCCCGCTTCCAGCGTGACTGTTGCTTGGCCGCTGCTGTTGGTCGTAAATGACCCCGTGATCGTCTTGGAGACGCCACCAATCCGCAGCACGCAGCCACCCGAGTAGAACGTTGACACCGGCCATCCCGTCGGCGGTTGGCTCCCCGTGTCAATGTCAATGGAGATCGACGTGCTGCCAGCCGTATAGCCCGCCGTCAGCGTGCCGCCAACGGCCTGATAGTAGATGTTGACGTCCTGATACAGGTAGCTCTTGCTGCCACCGCTCGACGTGCTCGCCATGTTTGTCCGCAGCCAGTCCACCGACGTGGACAACTGCGCCAGCATGTTCGTTTTGTTCGTACTGCTGGGCATTTCCTCCAGCAGTTCGATAAAAGCATCTACGTACAGCCCCGCCATGTAGGGATAGACCGTGCGGGTCTTGGTGCTGCCGTCGTTGGTATATCCTTCGAGCGTCACGCGCCCGTCCGTCTGCGTTAGCTTCGTCGTGCCGGTCGCCAACCCTTCCACCACCAGCGCCGCCGCCATTTGGCTGTACGTCCCACTGGTGTAGTTGTTCTGCGTGCTGCCCAATCCGCACTTGAGCGCAGCGGCAACCGCCTTGATGCGGCTCGTATTGAAGCGAGGATTGTTGGCGTGGAAATCCGTGCCGACGTTACTGGACCCGTTGATATACACCGCACTCGCCACGGTCTTGAGACCGTTCAGCGCTCCGGTATCACGACGGAACAAGTAGAGGAACAGCCACGACCGCATCGCCTGCTCTTGCTCTGGCAATCCGCTGAACGCCCCAGACCAATACGCCGAGCGGAACCGCGAGGCGTGCGCCACCGCCATTTGCAAGTACGAGACATCCGCCGTCCGGCAGGCCAGATGGAACAGCGCAATGGCGCGTTCATACGACGCCCCGCCGTAGGGGAAGGCGCCGTCCCACGCGAGCGCCGTGCTTGTCACCGTGCTTTCGAGCGCTGCGTCGGCAGCGCTACTGCCGGTGAAAGACGGTTGCGCGCTCTGCGCGACCAGCGGGCCGAAGCTCGACGCCGCACAGAGATGCGTGGCGCTCGTCGGCCACAGCACACCCGCCGGAATACCTGCGCCACCCGTGTACCACGTCGTGGTATTCGTGTTACTCCACGTCGCGCTGTCGTCCGTGCGCGTGCCCGTCGTGTAGCTCGCGAAATCCGCTGACGGGATGTCGCCCTGCTGGAGCGGGACACCGAACGAGACCAGCGTGGATGCCGTGCCGCTGCCCCAGCGGTGCGCCTCGACGTCGATGCTACGATTCTTTACCGTCAGCGATCCGCTAACCGGCGTCCCGTTCGTCATGGACCGCGTAAACTGCACGAACAGCGTACGGGCCGAACCATCCGGCCACGCGCCAAGCGGTTCGGCATAGTCTAGCGTCTGCGACGAGCCAGAAAGCGTCAGGTCGAGCGCACCACCGGAACCACCACCACCCCCGCCACCAGACGGGGCAGGCACACGCGCCCGCGCCGCGCCGCCGATGACCGTAAGCAATGGGCTCATCGCCGCCCCCCGAAGTAGCCGACGACACCCGCCAGGATCGCCGCCGCTGCCACCGCCCGCTTGCGGGGGCGCCGTTCCAGCGTGCGGACCGTGTCGGTCAGCGCCACCACGCGGGTCCGCTCGACCACGAGCGCCGCGCTGTCCACCTGAAAGCGCAGCCGCGCCGCTGCCCGCTCTAGGTCAATGGCGCGCGTCAGCGTGTCCACCTGGGCCGAGAGTGTCACCGCGACCCGCGCCAGCGTGTCCACGACCGGCACCAGCACGCGGACGCTATCGGGGATACGCTGCACGAGCGTATCCACCCGATGCCGCGTCACGGTCACCCGCTGGATCACCGTATCCGTCTTAGCGACCGCCTCGGTATGCGCGGCCTTCACGACCGCGCCTACGCTGTCAGACCCCTGCGTTACGCGCAGCACGCTCTGCCGTCCGTCCTCGTAGCGCGTAGCGCCGTAAGACGCCACGGCCCACCACAGCCCAACCAGCACGGCGAACGCCGCCACCCCGGCCCATACGGACCGAGGCAGACGGCCAGCCACGCGCAGCAGGGCCAACGCGGTGTCAATCATCCGAGCATCGGCAGCAGTTCGACCACGCACGTCCCGCTCGTGTACGTGTAGTCGAGGACCAGCGAACAGCCGTCCACGACCGCCTTGTACAGCCCCGCCGCTGTCACGCCCGTGGCCTTATCGACCACCGTGTAGTCCTGCACGTCCTCGACATCGAACAGATAGGCCGACGCATTCGCGACCGTATCGGTGGGCAGCTTCTTGCGGAACTTGAGCGTGCCAGAAAACGTCCCCGATACCTGGATCAGCCAGAAGCCACACATGCGGTCGTGATTCTCGCCGATGTGCGTGACACCCGTGGACGTCAGTCGTATTGTGGTCACCGTTGCCATACTCAGTCCTCCCGCTTGCGCGGACGCCCCGGCCCACGCCGCACCGGCACGGGGGCGTGTTCGGGTTCGTTGTCGTCATCCAACTCGGCAAACCGCGCCGCTCGAGCCATCCGGTCCGCGATTTCGTCGCGCTCGTCATCCGCGCCGTCCGCGTCGTCGAACACCGTCGTCCGCGCATCGGCGGGCGACAGGCGCTTCGCCTTGGGCAGCGTCGCTTCCAGTTCGGGCGTCAGCCACTTGGGCTTCTGCTGCGACAGCCCCAGCGCCCAGCGCGAGCCCGCTTCACAGGCCGTCACGAAGTCCACCGCATACGGGGGGCGTCCGGCCTCCTGCATAATCAGCGGGTTCTGCTGGTCGATTTCGCGCGCCCACGAGTTCGGGAACATCCGCACCGCGTGGTAACGCACTTCCTCCTCATATTCCGCCTGCACGATGCCCGCGTATTCCTTCCACGCGGCATAGTCAATCGTGATGATCGGACGCCCACGCGCCGACCCGAAGCGGATGAACTGCGGGGGCGGCAGGATCGGCGCCCGCCAGCCCAGCGGCACCAGCGGCGTACACGGATGACCGGACTTCAAATCGCGTTCTGCCGCCCATTCGCGCCCGTGCTGATCGGTCCAGATTTCGGACGCCCGCCGTTCCGCCTGCAAACTGCGCTTGCGTCCCGCGACCATCGTATCCTGCTGGGTCGCCGTGACCGTGAAAAAGCCGGGAAGCTTTGCGAGCTGCGCCGTGTTCGCCACTGATCCCCCTTACAGAGTGTGTTTGATGGTGTCCACGTGGCCGCCGTCGAGCGTGCCACGGATGTACGATTCCCGCGCCGCATCGGCGTCGAATCGGTCCTTTTCGTCGGTGGCAATCGGACGCCACGCGGGCTGTTCGCGCCGCAGATGCCAGGACAGTTCGTCGGAATACTCCTCGGCCATGCTCACGAACACGTTGTCATACGCTTTCGCGCGGGCCGCTTCTTCCTTCTCGGCCATCGCCCGCAGCAGAAATTCGCCGTAGCGCGACCCCAGCCCCGCCATGCCCGCAAACTGGCTCAGATGATCGTGCGCAGCGATGGCGTCCAACACGCGCTGATCAAAGTCCGCATACGGCAACTGGCCCATACGCGGCACGTCCACTTCGTTGAGCCCCACGCCAAACTCGGCGGCATACAACGCCAATTCCGGCGGCGACAACGACACGCGATGCCCGCCCTTGTCGCCCTGCACGACCCACCACGGGGTGGCATAGCCTCCCGTCTCGCGGTAGAGCTCCCACTGTTGCTTGGTGATGACGGACGCGGCGCCACCGAACCAGCGCACGCCGCGTGACCCATCGCCCCGCGTGTACGGGCGCCACTGGCCCGTGGAACGCGGATGTGGCCCCTGCAATTCCTTGACGATGTGCGCGGCCACGAACTGGATCGGCTGGACTTGCCAAAGCACCCACCGTTCAACCCGTTGGTCGAAGGTGTCGCCGTCCACGGTGATGATCCCTTCCCCCGGTTCCCACGCGAGATGCAGCCACGCGAGGTTATCCGACTTCGGGGAGACCGCGTCCAGCATGTCGCGCCAGTGCGGAGGCACCAGCCGATCCCGTTCGTGGGTCATCAGATTTCCGTGCCGCCTTCGTCCTTGATCTTCGTGACAGCGGCCTCAAACGTCGCGGCGAACGTCGTGCCGTTGACGCCAGAATCGCTGTCCAGCGCCGTCGCCAGCGCCAGCACCGCGTCACAGAGGTCGTTGAACCCCGTGATGACCTGCTTTTCCGTGCTGCCCGCCATGCTCGTGAGCTTGGCCGTCGTGTACGAGAGTGCCATAATCGGTCCCTTGTCTGAAAAGGTCAGCGGTGGGGGCCATTCAGCCCCCACCTAACCGACTCAGGCTTCCGTGAGCTGTTCCATGTAAAAGAACGCCTTCCGGTTGTAGCAGATCGTGTTCCCGACCCACGACATCGGGAAGGTCATCGCGGCCTCGTCCTGGCGCTGGATGCCGTCGTTCCACGAGATACCCGAGCCGTCTTCCTGCGGCAGGATTTCCCACAGCGCGAGCTGCGAGCGGTCGAACAGGTACGCGGCGCCGTTCGGGACCATCTTGGAGTCGATGATCTGCACGCCCTTCGCGGCCACGTCACCGTCGAGGCTGACCGTGGTGCCGTCCGTGTAGCGGAGGCCCGCACGCTCATCCTTGAGGTACTGACGATAGACGCCCTGCGCGACCAAGAACGTGTTGGCCATCTTGCCGCCGTCGTTCTCAATCTCCTGCTTGGCCTTCAGGTACTTCGTATGCGTCAGGTTGCCGCCCGACGTGTCCGAGCCCGCGACCGTCCAGTTGGGGTACGTCGAACCCGAGACGCCATGCAGCGAGGTCGCCGTGCAGATGTCACGCAGGCCCACAATGGCCTTGTTGTACGACGTGCCACCGGCCACCGTGGTGTTCTCCACGTTCGCCGCACGCACGAGGTTGATGTCGTTCGTGGTGTAGCTTGAGACCGAGCCAATCCACGTCACGTCGACCGTACCGCTGGACTCCGAGCGGCCCGTCACCTGACCGATGGCCGAGGCGTCCACAATCGAGCCGTCCGACGCCAGCGCGGCGATGTAGCCACCGACCGGGAAGAGACGGGCCAGATACTTCGCGTTGTCGAAGTTGGCCGCCGCAAACGCATTCTTGAGCGTGAGCGTATCGGTCGTGCCCGCGAGGTCCGTGTCCGTCTGCGCGAGAATACCGCTGGACGAACCGTGGAACTGGATCGCCTTTTCGAGGTTGATGGCCTCGACCTTCTTGGCCGCCTGGTAGGCGAGCTGCTTCTTGTGCTGGTTGGCCTGCCCCTTGTCCGTGAACTTGGCGAGCCACGACGCCGAGAAGCGGGCGTTGAGTTCGATCACGTCCACCGTCGCGAGCTGCATATCCGGCGAGCTGGCCCGGGCGAAGTAGCCACCTTCCGGGATGGACGCGACGTTCGCGTCTTCCGTGATGTCGAGCGGGAATTCCACGGACTTCGCGGACCACGGGATCGCCCCGTCCGGGAGACGCTGCATGAGCGCCATTTCCTTGAAATCACCGAAGTTGAAGCCCTTCGCGATCTTGCCCTGAATGCGCTTCCAGACATTCGGGGTCCCGCTGCGTGAGGTCGTCACGCTAAATGTCGCCTGTGCCATTGCTGGCCTCCTTAATCGTCGTCGTCATCGGCTAGCACATCGGCCAGCCAATCTTGTTTGGTCTTGGGCTTCCCACGCTGGGCGGTCTCGCCCACCTTCGGGTTCGCCTTCGTCGCGGTCTTGCTGGCGTTCGCCATGACTGCCGCGTTCTTCGCTTTCGCATCCGCCGCGAGCTTCGCGGCCTGCTGCTGTTTGGTCAGCGTCTCGGCTTTGCGCTTCGCCGTGAGTGCGTCCACCCGCAGGCCCACGTCATAGCCGAGTTCGTCGAGCAACGCCTGTTCGTTCACTGCGTACTGGCCCGCCCGGAGCCCGAGTTCGGGCATATCGTGCGGCACCTGCACCACGAAGGCGCCGAGCCGGTTCGCATACCGCTGCACTAGCGCGTCGGCGTCGGCCTTGTCCAGCCCCGCTTCCTGCGCCTTGGTGCGTACACGGTCCCCGATCACATCCCGCGCTTCCTGCGCGATGCTGTCCAGATATTCCTCGGGGTCGGGCTGGGTGGCCCGATGCGCCTGCTCCAACTTCCAATTCGCCGCCGCCTCGATGGCTTTCGCCTTGAGCACGGGGCGCTGTCTTGCGTAGTCCTCAAGAAACGCCACCACGGCATCGGGGCCGCCGTCGAGGATGGCGTCGAGTTGCGACACCATCGCCTCAAACTCCTTTTCGCGGGCGCTGGTGGCCTGTTCGGCCTGCGCCAACGCTTTGCGGAGTTGCGTGTTCTCGGGCACCAGGACGCTTTCGGCGTCCAGCCCACGCCGCATCAGGTCCGTGACGCGCTTCTCGGAATCGGGAGTGATCAGCAACCCGTTCTTTTGGCGCTTCACGCCGTCAATCGTGACGGCCTTGCGGCTCGCCTTGATCACGAGCGGTTCCGGTTCGGGCTCCGGGTCCGGTGTCGGTTCAGGCGGGGCGGTATTCTCGGGGGCTGCTTCCGCAGCCGGTGCATCAGACGCCTCGGTGGCGTCGTCCTTCACGTCCTCGGATGCTTCCGCCTCGGGTGCCGCTGATTCGGTGGCCTCGGGTTCCTCAGTCTGAGGGGCGGGCTGGTCCGGTTCAGTCGGGTCGGGCGCCTCAACTAGGTCCTCGTCGTCAATGTCGTCGAGGTTGAGCCAGTCGGGCGTATTGGACGTACTCGTCAAAGTTAAAACCCTCGGGCAAGGGGATCGTTACCGCCCTGCATCATCTGCTGGACGTGGGCGGCTTCCATGCGCTGCGCTTCCGCCTCCGCCGTCGCCTGTTCGGCGTACGCCGTCTTGGCCTGCGCTTCCGCCTGCTGCGCCTGCTGCTGCGCCTGTTGCTGCTGCGCTTGCGCCTGCTGCTGTTCGGCCAGCGTCGTGACACCTGCGGCCTGTCGCGCGGCGCGGTACGCCTGTTCCAAGCCCGCCCGCCAGCGCGGATCGGCGCTCTCGTAGGCCGTCGTCGCCATCACGCGAGACAGTTCGTACCAGCGCGTCTGTGCGACTTGCGGCTCTTCGTCAGCCGGGATCGGCGCAAAGCACGACGCCGCCCGCTGCGTCACCGGATCGGGCGCGGGCTGCATGACGGTCTGTAGGATCGGCCCGCCCGTCATTGGGTCCACGGCCCCCGGCACCGGCTGCTGACTCGGCATGGGCGGCGGCACGGGCACCAACTGCCCCGTCATGGGGTCCGTCAGGCTTTCGTCCGTGCCGTCCTTCCACGCCGCGATCTGCCGCAGGATGCGGCGGCGGTGCGGGTCATCTTCCAGCCCAAGCATGGGCGCGATATTGCCCGCCAGCGTGCGCCGATGGCGCACAATGGCCAGCGGATCGCCCGTCTTGATCGCCATATCCAGCTCCTGCTGCGCCAACGCCGTCTTGGCCGTCTTGGGCAGCATCGTGAACGAACCCCGCGCAATGCGGATGTCGGCGGTCGTGCCGAGGTCCGTCTTGCTCCACTCCTTGGCCTCGTACCCGCCTTCATCGGTCGTGAAGCGCAACAGACGCGGCACATCGTAGTGTGCCCGCATCTGCTGCACGATCAGCCGTCCCAGCCGCGCACAGAAGTCCGCCGTGTGTCGGTGCAAGTCGCTCAGCTGCTGCTGCGACTGTTCCAGCACGCGCTGCATATGCTCGCCGCTCTTGATGTTCGCGGACGCATAGCCCTGCGCCGGGGGCGGCAGCGCCGCCGCCTGCTCCATCTCGCCGCCCATGCGGTCGTACAGCTCAAACATCGTGGGCGGGAACACGGGCGTTGGCTCAAACTCCGGCTTGCCGCCTTCCGGGTTGTACGGGATCGGCGTGCCGTCCCGTCGCGCCAGATCAATCGGCTTGATGGTCGAGCCAGTCGGCACGTACTGAATCGGGCGCCCGAAGCGCCACGCATACTCCTGCGCCATCGCGAGAATCGACCCACGCACCTCGTCAGCCGGTCCGAGAATGTCGGCCAGCGCCCGCCCCATCGGATCGCCTTCGGGATCGTTCAACCCCATCAGATGCGCGACGGGCAGGTCCAGCGTTTCCTCCTCCCCGTCCGGACGTTCCAACACGAACGTCGAGCGGTTCACGTACTTCTCACCCAACACGTGCAGCGTGGCGCCCTTGGGATACGATGGGCAGGCGCGGATGAACGCCGTCAGCACCCACACCAGCGCGTGATCGGCAATCGTGCCATCGGCCTGCTTGGGCACCTTGCTCGAGGCATGGTACGCCTCAAGCGCGGGCGGGAGCCACGTCTTGGCTCGCGGCGGGCGCCAGTCCACGATGGCCTGTACCGCAGCATCGTCCAGCGGCTGCATCGTCTCGGCCATGCGGCGCTTGACCTCACCCAGCGTCAGCACGCGGCCCACGAGCACGCCTTCGGCTTGGTCGATGCTGTCCACCACGGGCGGCAGGAACTGCACCGTCGCGGGGCTATGCTTCTCCAACACAATCGCGGGCACAAACGACCGCTTCGCCTCGCCCGGGTCATCCGTCAGCGTGACGCCATCCTCAGCCACGTACCGCTTGACCAGCACGGGTTCCGGCATTGGCAGCGGCTGCCCCGTCATCGGGTCGACCTGCGGCGGCAATGGCGTCGTCGCGTCCTGCACCGTCTGCGCGTGGGCGAACGCCTCAATGGCCATCGGCTGCTGACCACCAGCCGCCGGGTCCACGTCAATCAGCGTGAACGTGGATGCCCAGCCGAGCGCCATGTCCAACTGTTCGGCGGCATGGGCGGGCACGTTTAGCCGAGACTCGCCGCATTCCGCCTTGAGCACGCGCGACGTAAACGCCGCGCTCTCACGGTCGTTCTCGTCATCCGTCTGCGGTTCCGCTTCCAGCGCCACCGGATCGGCGGTGATGGCGGACACGACGCCCCGCAGCAGATCGTCCAGCTTGTTCGGCTGGGGCGGGGCACTCTTGCCGCCGAGCGGATAACGGACGCTCCAGGTACCACTATCCGCGTCTTGCGTTACCGTGACGTTCCGGACGCCCTTGCGCCATGCCGTATTACGCAGCCCCACCGCGTTGTACTTGGCGCGACGTTTCTCGCCGTCCTTCCACCAGTCGATGAGCGTTTTCGCGGCTTCCTGTTCCGGACACGTCAGCAGATAGCCCGTATCCGGCGCTTCCGCCTCCATCGGGTCCTGCGGTTGCGCGTCGTCGTCGGGCTTGTCCACCTCGTTAGCCAGTTCCGCGATGTAGTCGTCGGCACTCGCGGTGCCAAACATGGGGGCGGTCACTTTCGCGCCTCGTGACGTTCAATGCGCTGCAACGCCTTCCGCAGCTTCACCCACTGGCGGGCGCTGATCCCCTTCGGGCGCACACTCCGCGCCGCCTGCTTCTCGTCTGCCGTCATGCGGCCTCCACATCGCCAGCCTGCACGGCCAGCATTACGTCGCGCTCGGACATCCCCAGCGCCAACAGGTCAGCGGACGCACTCAGCGCCCGTTCCAATACCGCGTTGTTGCCCCGCGCTTCCGCGATGCACGCCGCCACGACCGTAGGCGGCACCGTCACCACGCCCTGCGATTCCGTAACGACATCCGCCACGGGACCAACTGACGGTTCCGGCACAGCGTCCGAAAACGTCAGCGTATGGTCCACGGGAAACGTCCCGCTCGGCGTCGTAAACGTCGGCGCCATGGGCGCCACACGTGGGCCACGCTCGTAGCCCACCCAATACGCCACGACCAGCAGCGCCACGAACAGGGCGCCCGACACAAAGCCGAGAATCATGCGCAATCTCCATCGGTCATCTTCTCGATGTCCTCTTTGCAAATGCGGTCCTTTCTATTCGCGTACAACAACGCACGGACTAGAAACCGTTTGCGCTCATCTGCGGGCAATGCGTTCATGTGCTGCTCGAACCGCTGAGCTGCCCGAATAAGCTCCGTGCTCTTACTCATGCCCGCACCTCGGTATAGGTCTCCTCATCCCACGCCCCGCTGATCGACAGCGGCGGCAGCATCACCACGGGGCCGGTCTCGCTCACCTGATCGCGCCGCGTGCGGCGCTCGCTGATCGTGTGCGTCATGTCCTCATGCCGCACCTTGGGCGCCTCCGGGACGACCGCACTGATATTCCCGGCTAGCGCATAGCGCAGCGCGTCATAGCCGTCGTCCCCGCCTTCCCCGTCCGTGGCGTCCACCTTCAGCACGTCTTCCATGTCGTCGGGGTCCACAACCAGCGATTCCATCTGCTGATACAGCCGCTTATTCCCCGGCGTGTCCTCGAACACCAGCAAGGGCGGGGCATCCTTGCCCCGATCCCCGGCGCCCTTCCACGCCAGCAGCTTGCGGAGATACGCCAGGTGCCGCTTGCGGCTCCCCGGCTGGATCGGTGCCCGGAGGACTTGCAACCCGCGCTCGCGGAACACGGTCGCCGTGCGGGGCGTGATGTCGCCCGTCCGCGCCATCGGCTGACTGAACACGTCGCCGCCCGCATACACGGGGATCTGCCCGTGGCGTAGCTCGGGGAGCCAATCCACCATGCGGTCGGCCATCTGGTCGTCGCGCATCCGGCGCATCCACAGCGTGTCCCGCACGCGGATGACGCCAGAGCGGCCTTTCACGCACCAGACGGCCACGGCAGGGTGCGCATAGCCCCAATCGTACCCGACCCATTGGGCCGTGGTCTCCCGCACCCGCTGCCAGTCCGTGTCCGACCACGCGGGCACGATATGCTGATGCTTGGCCAGCTCGGACAGCGCCATGCCGTCGCCCGCCGACCAGTCGCCTTCGAGCAGCTGCTTGCGTTCCGTCTCGGGCAGCGCCCGCAGGCGCTGCTCATACGTCGGGTCCGCGTCCGTGCCGATAGCGTTATCGCGCAACCCGAACTGCACGAACGCCCGCGTCGTGCCCGCGACGGGATCACGGTACGGCGTGCCGTCACCGGGGCAGAGATCCACAAACCGGCGCTTGACCCATGCGTGACCGGGACCGCCCGGGTTCGACGTGGCCAACATCTGCTGCTTAAGCCCCGCGACACCAGAGCGGCACCGGGACATCAGGTACAGCCACATGCGCTCTTCCGCGCACTGTGTCAGCTCGTCCCACGCAATCACTGTGAACTCTTGCCCCTGATAGCGCATCACGTCGCGGTACGCTTCACAGTAGCCGAACTCAATCGTGGCCCCGCTCGGGAACGTCCACCGCTTCGCGCTTTCGTTCCACGTCGCGCCCAACTGCCCGTAGAGCAGCAGCGCACGGTCCATCAGTTCGCGCAACTCGGGGAACGTGCGGCGGATAATCAGCCCACGATAGCGCGGGTGATGCACCTGTCGCAGCAGCCCCGCGAGGATCGCGCTGGACTTGCCACCGAACGCGGACCCGCCGCCCAACACCTCAAACGCGGGATTGCCGAGAAACGCGGCCTGTTTGGGCTGGGGGCTCCACAAGATCGGGCGCCCGTCCTGCGTCGTGGCGGGGGCGGTCACCGTTCACGCTCGCGAAACGTCAGCACCGTCGAGAACGCCCGCCGGAACACCGGCCACAGCTTCACCTTGGGCGCCCACTCCCGACAGCCACAACGCAGACACATCGACTCGCCCGGACTCTGCCGGATCGGCCAGAACCGATGCCCGCCCATCGTCTGACACAGCAGGCGCCGGGAAGGCAGGGCGGGGATCACTAGCCGTCACCTTGCGGCGGCAGAATCACGACGGGGGCCAGTTCGATCTTCTCGCCCGCCGTGGTCACGTCGAGCTTGTCGCCCCACCGCTTCGGGAACATCCTGGCCGCTGTCCACTTCTTCGCGTCCACGACCACGCGGGCATACTGCGGGTCGGTGAGCCCCAGCGTCTCGGCGGCCTCGACGATCCCTTCGCCGTGCACATCGGCGCACATCTCTCTCGCGTGTGTGTACTGGCTACCATCGACTAAGCCGGTTACTACCCACTTGGCCCACAGCCCACGGGGCACGCCGACGATCTCACACGCTTTGCGGCCCGACAACCCCGCCGCGATCTGCTCACACACGAGCGCGTGAATTGCGGCGCGCTGTTCCGGTGTGTACTCAGACGGCGAAACGCCCCCTGACAAGGGGGGCGTGCGCTTCTTCGGCTGGTCCGTGGTCGCGCTCGGACCCGTCCGCTGTCCGGCTTTCGGTGCCCGCATGTGTAGCAATATCGGACATTGATGCGAAAACGTCAACCGCTTTCCGGTCGGCAAATGTTGCCGCCCAGCGGTCCGCAAAGGTAGTCGAGGGCACTGACAGCGGACGGCTTCGGGAGCCTTTGCCGTTCATCGCCAGCCCCGCTTTCCGTTCATCCGACGCCAACCCCAAATCTGCTGGAATAGCTCGCGGTTTATGCGCTGTATCGCCTGACGCTGTAACACCGCAAATGCGCGCACGAACGACCACGCAACTGCCTTCCGCCGCTTCGCGGCCCGTGCCTGCTTGGCGCTCATGGCAGCCGAAACCCGCGGCGTAATACCCACGCCACGAACCAAGGGACGAAATTGCACTGGCCGTCGTCCAGCACGAGGAACCACCCGTCACGCTTCTTGCTCAGCCGCATCACCCCTCCCCCTTCAACGCGCCCGTCTTTCATCGCGCTCACGCCGTCACCTCGACCAGCCGCACGCCGAGCAGCGCCCGACGCCGGAGCTCGCGCCGTGCCTCCTGGCGGTAGCCGAGCAGAATCACGTCCTCGTGAGACGCGGCCTCGGGCATCGGCATAGAAGCGCCGACGAGGACCGCATCGGGGACCGCGCGGCGCATCGCGCCACGCCAGAACGCGCGCGACGACCGCGCGAGCTCGGCTTTCGACCACCACGACCGCCGCCGGTTCTTTCGCTGCTTTCTCATTCGGCCGCCTCGCCGCGGATCTGCGCGCGGATCTTCGCCGCCTCGTCGCGCGCGTAGTTGGCCGTCCACTCGCCACACCAATGCGTCTCGGGCGTGTCCTCCCAGCGGGGGAACCGCGCACACTCGCCCAGCACGGACGGGGCCGCGTTCGTACCGTCTGCGTCCTGCTCCATGAACCGCTGCCAGTGCGTACACGTACTGCACGTCGGGTGCGTCATGCCGCCTCCTATCGGGCCACACGGATCGTCACCGTGCGGGAGTTGGTTTCAATGTCCACCCGCGCCAGCCATTGCGCGGCGCTCTTGGGAATCTCGATCTCGCCCGTCAGCCAGCGGCGCACGGTGCGCTCGTCACGGCCAAGCACCACACGAGCGAACTCGGCAATGCTGAGTCCGCTCGCAGCGACGAGGGCCGATAGGCTATCGCGACTCATGCCATGCCTCATACGAGGCCAGCGCCGCGTTCATCCGCTCTTCATCGCTCGGGATGCGCTCGTCACACGACCAGCACGGCCACCCACCCTCTACGCCGGCCCGCCGGCCGGCCCGCTGCCAACCGGCAAGGTGATTGACAGTGCCACAGTTCGGGCACTCCACCTTTTCCACGCGATTCGTTTCATCCTGCGTCATATCGTCTCCGGGCATCGCCCTGTGAGTGGTGATCGGGCCACGGTGGCGCCGACACCATGATAATACAGGCATATGCCCCCGTGCTGTCAAGAGTCACGCGCAAACTTTTTCGGCGCTGTCCGGCCAAATCCAGACGTAGACTCCTGGCGCTTTGCTCGGATCGTCCAGCCGGATCACTTGCAGGTCGCTGACCTGTGCGTCGTCCAGCCAAAACCCCATCGCCGTCAGCAGGTCGAGCGTGGCCTTGATCCTTGAGTCTACGTCCCCCGCCCGCCGCTCACGGACCCACACCAGCCGGACGGCGACATCGCCCCGGATGGGATCGATGCGGCCAAACTTGCCGGGGGCCTGCGCCTTATCCGCCCGATGCTTCGCGGACGAGATGGTCCGCCCCTTGTACTGCCGCCACATGGCGTTCGTGCGTTCGGGGGTTGGCAGTAACACGTGCCACCCCGTGGCAGTGGCTTCACATCGGGCTGTAGCCCAGGTGATCGGCGCGGGCCGCTCTAGGCGACCTCGGCCTTTTCCGGCCTTTTTCAGCCCGTCAGCGGGCGCATGGCTATCTCGGGTCGGTTTCCGCCCGTTCGTGGCTTGGCGGGGCCTTCGCGGCGTCATGCGGCCCCGTCCTGTTCGTAGTCGCGCCATTCCGTCACCCAAGACGGCGGGCCGTCAGGCCCAGCCGAACGATCTTTGCCGGAGCGCCCACCACTGCCGCCAGCCATTGTGCCATTCTCTCCGTAGCTCAAAGGGGTGTGGGCCCCCCTAAAGGGGGCCCCACCCCTATACTCCGGGGAATTTTTAAGTTTTGGCAGTGCCATGGCAGTTTCGCCCGTTTTCGTGGCAGTTCCCGTGGCAGTAGTCATGGCAGTTTCAAGGGCCTGACGGCCCGCGTAGGTGACCCGAAAGCGCCGTCCGGGGCTCAGTTTCTGGACCAGATTGGCCCGCATCAGCGCCCCGTTGACGCGGTGGAACGTGCGTTCCACGACGCCCGAGGTCTTTTGCCATTCCGTCGCGGTCATGCCGTCGCCGGTATCGGCTTCGATCAGCGCAGACAACGCCTGCCGTTCGTTGATCGTCAGGTTGAGCGGGTCGGCGGTGCGTTCCTTCGCCCGACCCGCTCGGAATGGTCGGACCACCAGCGAACCGGCATGGGGCACAAATTCCAGCGTGATCGGGGCGAAATTATCGCCGTCTTTCTGCTTTTCGCAGATCAGGGTCCGGCTGTCCTCGTCGTCCCGCAGCATCAGCATGGCGTCACACGCGCCCCGCAGCGCCGTGGACCCGCGCTCCACGTCGGCGTCCTTCTTATTGTGATGGACGACGAGCACGGTACAGCCACAGAACCGACGAATAGCGTCCGCGTGCTGGACGACGATCCCCACGTCCTTCGCGCTGTTTTCGTCCCCCCCGACCATCGCCCGGTGCAAGGTATCCACCACGACGAGTGCTGGCGGCACCGGCATGGCGCTGATTGCCGCCGTGACGTGGGCCACGTCCTCGACGGTCATCAGATTCACTGTCTCGCAGATGAAATAGACCGGGAGATCGGCGGGCGCTTTGTGGAAGCTCACCCAAGCGGCGACCCGCTGTTTGAGCCCTGCGGTTCCCTCGGCGGCGATATACAGCACCGGGGCCGCGTCCCCTGTCGCACACCCGAGCCACGACTGGCCGGTGGCGACGGCACCCGCGAGACCGATGGTCAGGAACGTCTTGCCCTTGCCAGACGGTCCGACCAATGCGGCCAACCCATCGGACGGCAAGACGCCGTCCACCAACCACCGGAGCGGCGGCAACTGTTGCAAGGCATCCGCCCGGATCAGCGCGAAGCGCGACCGCTCCACCGCTTCGGGAATCGGATCACCCGCCACCCACGGCTTCGCTCGCGCCACCAGCCCATGCAGGGCGGTGGCGGTCCCGCCACGCTCGACCCAATCCGTCAGATCCCCTTTCTCGGGGAGCCCCGGTAGGGCGACACACCGGACCAGCTTCGCCACGTCAACCACACTGGTCGCGACTTTCGCGGCCCATTCTCGTCCTGGCCCGTCGTTATCGGGCAGGATCACCACATCGGCGCCCGACAGCGCCGCCGCATATTCGGGCTTCCAGCCCCCGGACCCGCCGCAGTTCGTGGTGGCGACCCACCCGAGCTGTTCGGCGGTATGCACGTCCTTTTCCCCTTCCACCAACAACACGGGTGCCCCTGACGCCACTGCCGCCCGCACGGCGGGCAGATGGTACAGGGGCCGTGCGGCAATGCCGGTCAAGCCGGTCACGCCATTGGGCTGCACCTGAAAAAACGACTTCTTGCCGGTCCGCTCATCGTGCCGACGCACGACGGTAAACACCACGGCGCCCATGGCGTCCGTGTAGTCATAGCGAGCCGTTTCCTTCCAGACGGGTTTGCCTTGCGGTTCGTCCGCCACCGCTGCCGACGACTCGACAGGGGTCGCCTTCACGACCTGCAAGTGGGAGCGCGGGGTATGTCCCGCACGGGTGGGGTTGAATGCCGTGGTCTGTTCAACAGTCGGCATCAAATCCCGCATCGTCAGACCCATAGCCGAGACGATGGCTTCTTTGGAGCAATTGCCGAAGCAATGCACCAACGCCCGCCCACCTTCCCCCACGCTGACCGTCAGCGACGGCGTACCGTCTCGGTGCGCGGGGCACTTCGCCTTCCACTCGTTCTCTTTGACGCGGCGAGCGGACGGCAGCTTGGATAACACCAGTTCAACGGGGCGCATTCAACGCCCCCAAAATGGCCCGTGCGATGGCACGGGCCGTGATTGGTGGCAGCACTACCGGCTGATTCAGGTCCGAGGCCCCAAACAGGAAGCGAGCGGCCCGGACCATCTGATCGTCACTCAACGCCTCATCAGCCATGCACACCCCGATAGCAACGAGAAGCGCCCGCCTCACCCGTTGGACCCTGAAAAGCCGAAGCCTTCAGACGGATGAGGAACGGGCGCCGCGCACACGTTTCTCGCTGTGGATGGGTCCAGCATCCACGGATAGAATATAACGACATTTGCTGCAAAACGTCAGCACCCATCTACGCCGCCCGCGCCGTCTGCGTGGCCAATGCGTACCGGATACGACGCCGCCCCCGCCGCGACACAAACGCGACCTTGGGCAGCTTCGCGATCCGCGCCGCCGCTTCGTCGAACGTCTCGCGCCGGGAGGTCAGCCGCCCTTGCCGATCCAACCGTTCCAGATACTTGCGACAGGTGCCTTCCGCGTAGCCCAGCCAGTAGGACAGCCCTTCGGCGTCCATCTCGCCCACGCGCTCAATCATCGCGAGCACGCTCGATTCCGTCAGCGCGGCCGACAGCGCCTTGCGGTACTTGCCACGGGTCAGTCTCATGCGCTCCTCCGGTACGGGTGCGTCCACGGTTGCGGCGTCCAGCCGTCGTCCTCGATCTCAGACGCCAGTGATTTCCATGCGCGGGCGTCGTTCAACCGCTGCTGTCCGCGTTCCGTCAGCAGATAGCGCCCGACGCCGACACGGCGCACGGTGCCGCGCTTCGCTTCACGCGAGAGCGTCTGGTTCAGCACGCCAGGGGCCAGATCGGCCAGCGCGTCCTGTAACTCACTGACGCGCACGGGCAGGGCACGGCCTTCCAGTTCCGCCCAGACCCGTTCCGCGACGGTCGTACTCAGGCGCGTGACCGCCCCCGGTGGCAGCGTGACCGCCAGTTCCTTCGGCCACTTGAGCACGCGGACGCGATAGTCCACGGTATGCCGGTTCAGTCTCACCCGTTCCCCCCGTCGTGCGCCTGCGTGGTGAACAGCTCGCAGTAGCCTTTTGCGCTGGTTTGGCACATAAAGAACTGACTCTCTGAGTTGTTGCATCGCTTGTGGCTCTCCGGAAACGTCAGACGCCACGATGTGCAGCGGAAACAGCACGGGATTTCAGCCAGCATCACGCTCCCCCCTGCGCGTCGGGCGTCGTGGCGGCGAGGGCGGCGCTATCGTCGGTTCCCGTGACTGCCGTCGTCTCGGTCCCGTTCCCCCCGTCGTGCGCGGGCGGGGTGGCCTCGTCGTCCTCGTCGTACTCGCCATCCTTCCGCCAGCGCGCATAGCGTTGGTTGCACTTCGCCACGGCGGCGTCGGTGGTCAGCTTGGCGAGACAGTCCCACGCGCCTTTTCGATGCCACACGGGGAACATTTCTTCCGCCATGCTTTCCCAGAGATAACCGATAACCTCTCCGCCGCAGACGAACGCTTTGCGAATCTCGGCACAAACAAGGCAGGTTCGCGTCGTGTCGAAGTGTCCTTCCCACTTGCCCGTAATGCGTTCGTACTGCGTACCGGGGGCGATCTTTTCGCGGCATTCGTCGCATTCGTGCGTCTTGCGCGCCTTCACGATTTTGACCGTCGAAAAGTCGCACCACACGTCAACGTCATGCGACAGGCACACGTCAGCGCAGCTCACGCTCCCCCCTGCGCGTCGGGCGTCGTGGCGGCGTACATGGTACGTTGCTCTCGCCGTGACGCATCGACCGCCATCACCAGCGCGGCTTGCTGCACGATCATCTGGGCGATGGCGTCGCCCTGCGGCGTGCAGCACCATGCGTCGCGCCGGTCGTCCACCAGTCCATCGGGCCGATAATGAACCTTGTGGGTAACGAGCCCCTTGCGAATGAGGGCTTTGCCAGCCGTCACAAAGCTGTCGGGGGAACCAGAGAGCATCGAGAGGGCGGGGCTTTGCTGTTCGCGCGCGAACGTGCGCCCGTGCCAGATACGCAGCAGCGCCCGTACCTGCCCACTGGTCAGCTTGAAGTCGAGACTAAGCATCGGCGTCCCCCGGCGTCGTGGCGGCGAGGGCGCGGACGGCGGCAAGCAGTAAGTCCTCCCGGTAGTTCACCTCAGACTTAGCCTGTGTCTTATCGAGTGGGGTGTACATCCCGTCCTCGTCTGATACAACCTCACGCGCCTGCTCAAGGGCGCCCGCAAATGCAATCGCCGACTCCACCACCCGCCGCGCGTCGTCGTCCCCGTCACCCTTCGTGGCGTTCGGGCACGCGCCGAATAGGCTGGCCATCGTCGGCCCATCATCCACCCGCCGCGCGTCGGGGGTGGCGACGGACGGGGCGGCGGTGAGTGCGTACCGCTTCACGATGCTGTAAACGCCAAAGCGCTTGTGTTCGTCGGCAATCGCGTTTGCAAATTCCTCCTTCCCGAAGAACTGCATAGGCCACTGCATACGCGGGTTCTCTGGTGGGATAATCACCCATACTTCCGTAGGTTCACGCATCATCCTGCTCCGGCTGCGGGGTGGGGGTGGGGAGGGCGGCG